TGGGGCTCAGGTAATCGGTGCCGGCCACTGCAGCGGTGAACGCGCTGGTGCCGTTGCCCTTGACCAGCCCGGTCAACGTGGTCGCCCCAGTGCCGCCGTAAGCCACGCCGATCGTGGTGGCCGCCCAAGTGCCGGTGGTCAGGGTGCCCACGCTTTGCAGGCTGCTGCTGGTGACGCCCGAGCCCAGGGCGCTGCCGCTGAGCACCTGCGTGCCATTGATGTAGAAGCTCTTACCGCTGGCGAGGTTGATGTGCTCGCTGCTAGTCCAGGCATCGGTGGCATCCACCCACAGCCAGGTCTTATCCGTCGCCCCTTTGAGCACCAGGCCGCCGCCATCAGCGGTCGAGTCATCCGGGCTGGCCACAGCGCCTAGCTCGAACGTCTTGTCATCCACCGACACCGTGGTGGAGTTGATCGTCGTGGTGGTGCCGTTGACGGTGAGGTTCCCGCTGACCGTCAGGTTCCCGCCGACCGTGCCACCTGCCAGGGCCAGGTAGACGCTGCTCAGATCCGGGATATCAGCTGATACCAGCGCGCGGAAGCTGGCCGCCGCTGCTGACCCTGTTGTCGGGCCTGCCAACACCGTGTTGGCGGTGCGGGTGGTGGCGCTGGAGATGAACGCCCCCGGGCCGCCAATCGGCAGCGCGCTGGTGGCTGTCCCGCCCGCGCCACCAGTGCCCAGGCCGTAATACAGAACCTGGCTGTCTTCGTTGAAGGCCAGCTCGGCATTGGCCAAGCTGCTGGGGGCGCCGCTGCCGCTGCCTATGGCGCGGCGTTTGATCCGAATCGTGTTAGCCACAGACGCTTACAGGCTGTGTCCCAAAGTTGCCCTCACCAATGCCCGCCATCAGTGATGGTGAGCGTGGTGTGCTGATTCACCTTCCAGCGGCTGGTGGCCGCATCCCACACCAGCAGCGCCTTGTCCGTCAGCCCGGTGCTGTTCACATCGTCCAGGTCGCTCAGGCCCAACGACACATGGCCCACCTGCCCGTTGACGCTTTGCACCTGCAGGCTGGGCGGGATTTGAAACGCCGGTGATCCGCCCTCACGCTGCAGCGGAATGCGCAGCTCGCTTTGGCGCTTGGGGCCAATGTCTTCGGTGACGGCCAGGATCGTTGCCGTCGTGCCTGCAAACGCCGACTGCACCAGCGCCGTGGCGCCCTCTAAATCACCGCCGCCCCAATCCAACAGCACCACAATCCAGGTCTGGACAAAAGGGCTGTTTTTGTACTGCTGCCGCTGCTCCAGCTCCGGCACGCTGTTAATCACCACTTCCAGGCCGCTGACCGTGGTGCCGGCCTGCAAGCCAGCGCCAGGGTCCCGCACCACCAGCGCCGGCGTGGTGCTGCCGTTGCCCAGGGTGTAGGTGCCGAGGTAGGAGGTGAGTGCCGAGGCCAGGGCGCCCCGCAGAGCCAGGATGTCCACGCCGAGGCCTTTTCGTTCAAGTTGCCCCCAGCAACCGCTGGCTGCTGGCCTCTTGGTTGAGCAGCAGCACACCGGCCTCAAAATGCACCGGCATGATCCGCTCGGGCAGCTTGATGCGGTAGCGCAGCAGCGGCCGGTCCAGGTCCTGCAGCTCGATCACCTCACCACCGCTGTGCCCCTTGGCGGCCAGGAAGCTGCGCAGGTGCTGCCCTTCCCACACCGGTGCCACCAGCACCACCGAGCGATCGTCGCTTGCTAGCGCCCGCACCTCGGGCATGCCCGCGCTGCCCTTGGCCTGCTTCACCACCTCGCGCCAGATCGCCACCAGCAGCGGCGGCAGCTTGCCCTCATGCCGTAAGGCCAGGCACACGTGCGCTACCACCGCCGGCAGCGCGTCGCTGTCATTGACCTGCTCAGTTGCAGCAAAGAAGCACCAATCGCGGTAGCTGGTGGCCTTGGCTTTTTTCTGATCGCGGTTGATGTTGAACAGCAGGCTGCTGATCTGCGCCCCCTGCAGTTCGTTCAGCTGCAGCTCAGCGCGTTGCAGCTCGTGCAACTGCCGGTAGGCCGATAGCACCACGGTGGCCTTTTCACGCCCAAAGCTGCGCCGATCAAACTGGCCGGGGAAGGCACGGCACAAGGTCCAAAACACCTCGCCCCAGTTCAGGCGGTTGGGTTGCCATCCACCGGCAGCGGCTTTTTTATCTCATCCTCTGATGGCGGTGCCGCGCTGTCCGGTTCCGCTGCGGTGCGCTCGGCTTCAAAGAAGGCAAACAGCGCTTCCATCAACGGCTGCGGCAGCTTGACTGTCTCGGCCATGGTCCACTCGGGCCGCTCCAGCCGGTGCTGAATCAAGGCCGTCACGCTGGCCAGCATGCGCCGGCGCCCGCGCTCCACCCAGCTCTTGGTCAGTGCTGCCACCTCCGGCAAATACTGCAGCCGGATTGCGTCCTGCTCTGCGCCCATCTCTTTGCCCAAGGCAGCGGCCTCCACCAAGGCAAAGGCTTCGGAGACGCTGATCTGCTGCTCTGCGCTGATGCGCTGCGCCAGCTTGGCCGCCAGCACCACCGACGATTCCTCTTCATCGGTGAGATCACTGACGGTGATCACCTCGCCCACCTGCAGCGAACCCAGTACTGGCAGTTCAAGGACGCCGGTGGCTTTGGTGCCGATCCGTTGCCGCTTGACCTTCTGCGGGGCTACGACAAAGGGCAGATCCAGCGTGCTCATGAGCCCAGTCCGAAGCTGATCTTGTCGAGGGCGCTCATGCCCTGCAGGCTGCCGGCAATGGGGTTGCCGCTGCCGCGCATGCCACCGCCGTGGCCATTGCTGGTGGGGGCAAAGAAATGGCCGTAGACCGGGTGGGCTTTGAGCTGCTCCAGGTAGGCCACCGGGGCCATGGGGTCGCCGTTGTCGGTGAGCATGGCGTCGCCGTTGGCATTGGTGACCACCACCTCGCCAGCGTCGGTGACCTTGAAGCGGCTGCCGACCGCGCCCATCAACGCATCGAAATAGGTGGTGCCATCGTCGGCGCCGCCGCTGCGGCCACCGGCCACCTGAAAAGCATTGGCCAAGGCTTGGCGGCGATACAGCTCCGACTTTTCGGCCAGTGCTTCGGCCAGCTTCTGGTCTTTGACCTTGATCTGGGCGATGGCTTCGGCCTTGGCTGCCTCGGCCGCTTCTTTGATGCGCTGATCCATCTCAGCCCTCAGGCGCTCTTCACGCTCTTGGGCTTCTTTGATGTTGCGCAGCTGGTCGGGGTCAAGGCCTTGCAGCTGCTGCTCAATGGCCTGCAGGCGCCGCTCAGCGGCCTTGCGTGCTTCGCGCTCCTTGGCCAAGGCCTCCAGGCCCGGCTGATTCAAGGGCTCAATTGAGGCTTCATTAGCGCTAGCCGTTGGTTCGGGCGCTTGCGGTTCGGCGTTAAGTTCAGCCATACAGGCCAACAACTACAAGCAACGCTAACGACGTTCAATTAACGATCCAATAAAGCCGGTTCAAATAGCGCGTCACGTCGCTGTAAGCAAAGGACGGGCGATTGGGTGATTCGCGGAAATAGACAGGGCCGCTGGTGGTGTATTGCGTCAAGCCCAGCGATGGAATGGATGCCAGCGGCGGGCTGCTGGGGTCGGCCTCCATGGCCAGCTGATCAGGCTCAGACAGCCCCGAGAGGTCCAACAGTTCAGCGCGATCGGTCAGGTTGCTGGCGCTGTACTCACTCCAGGTTGAAGCAACCTGCGCGCCAAGCAACCCGTACCCCGCGCAGTTGGTCCATTCAGCGCCCAGATCGCTCAACTCGTAGTAGCTCGATCCATAAACACGCTTGTCTGCCTCACTGCTGTAGCCCTTGAAAAAAGTGGCAGCGACGCGGGCATCAGCATTTTGGTTGCCGATGCTGAACAATGAAGGATGGGCAATGCGAAATGGCTCAAAGCTGCCCGTTAATGGATTGGACAACAACGGCAGCCCTGAGTTGCTTTGTGAATAGTCTCCAGCTGTCGCGCCATAGTTATCAAACAAGGCCCAAGCTGCAAGACCGCAGCTTTTGAACGGATGAGCAGCTGGCAAACTGGCCACCACGGCCTCTTTGTATCCAGCGTAAATGGCGCTGTATTGGGCGACATAGCTAGTTGAAGTGGCCCCAGTCACGCTCAAACTGTGGGAGTAAAGCGGGGCCCTCCCCTGGCTGATGTCACCGGTGGCTAGATCAATGCCTACCGTGACCACGTCATAGACGCTGGCAGAGATCACACTGGTTTCGCTGAGTGTTGCGGTGGTGTCAGGCAGTGGCGTGCCAGGGAAACTGGTGCGGTAGCTGACGCTGGCATTGCCAATCACCAGCGAAGTGCGCACCATCGTGCAATACAGCACCCCGTCTATCAGCTGCTCAAAACCTTGGGCCGCGCTGTTGTAGCGCGTGGCGTTCCAGCTGCTGGCTGTGATCGTTCGATTTGCCACCAACAGCACCCGCTCAATCATTGCCGCGACAATTCCAGGGTCAGCCTCGCTGGCTTCTGGCGCAGGGCCTATCTCCCATGGCTTGTAGCTGGCCACTTGGCCATCGGTGCCGGTGTGAACGGTGACCGTGCGCAGGGTTTTGATGTTGGTGCTGGCGGCGTAGCTGTCAAACACCTCGGTCACCATGTAGACCGGCACCAGCTTGGCTCCGCGCCGTCGTGCCCCGTAGCGGTACCGCTCCCTAGGCCTAACCACGGCTCACCTTGATTTCGAGGTTGCGCTGTTGCTGCCGCAGATTCAGCACAATCCGGTTCGCCTCCACCACCTCCTGCAACCGTTGCCGCAATGCTGCGGTGCCGTTGCTCCCGTTCACCTGGACCTGAATCTGGGCGTCAGCCATCAGTCGTTCACGGCCAGCTTGACGCTGTAGCCAATGGTCTGGCCGTCGCTGATCGTCACCGCGCTGGTTTCGGTGAGGATGCCGTAAACGCTGCCGGCGCACTTGCGCACCCGCAATGTGCCGCTGCCCGTGCTGGTGATGTTGACCTTGTTGCCACTGGCCACCGGTGTGGCGGTGTGCAGCGTGATGGTGGAGCTGGTCACGCTGTCGGCGTAATACAGGGTGCCGGCCGTAAGGCCGCCGGGCATGGTGCCGCCGCTGTCCACCGTGACGGTGACGGCATCGCCATCGCTGAGGCCATGGCTGGCCACGGTGATCACATCGGTGGCCGGATCCACCGCGCTGCTGGCCGTCAAGGCTGCCCCGGCTTGGCCATCGGCAGCGGCATCGAGCAACAGCACCACGTGGCTGTAAACCAAGCTGCCGCCACTGGCTGCAAACTCCACTCCGACCGCCTGCTGCTCATAGCGCCCAGCGCTGCTGCTGTAGCTGCCACCGGTCAGGGCGCTGGATTGAAACCGGGCGTAGCTGTTGGTGCCTTCAGCCAATTCGTACTGCAGCCAGCTAGCGACACCTGCATCGGTGGCCGGCGCGGTGGCGGCATTGACCAAAGCAGCAGTGAGCACTTTGCCGCTGTAGGCCTCGGACATCACCCGTGCCAGCTCAGCTTGGGTTAAGGCAGCAGTGACAGCCATCGGATCAACACTCTGGCTTCAAGTTGCCCTAGAACCATTCGGAATAAAGATCGAGCTTGTAGGTTTTGGTTTGTGCCGCCGTCAGCGTGACTACTGTCGGTTCATGGATGATGCCCACAAATGGGAACGCATAACTAGGCGCCGAACCGCCTGGATCGATGACTGGAAGCACCAGCACTATCACATCGGTGTAGGTGACAGCCGCGTCATAATCCAACACGATGTCTAGCTGCGGCAACATAGCTCGCTTCGCAATTGTTGCGTCATAGCTCACCGCGTCAGCTGTGAACATTAAATCAAAGTCATTGCTAATGATATAGGGGCTCCAGCTTTCGTAGCTTGCGTCTAGCGCTGGCGGCGATGCTGCGCCAGTAGTGTTTGCCAAAGAGATGTAAAACAAGGCCTCAGAAAAAAGCCACCACATTGCCCCTAACACCGCTTCGCGATTAGGTGTCAGGCTGGCCATACGAAGTCCCTTCTTAGCTGAGGTTGCCGCCTAAGCCCAGGCCTGCGCTGAACGTCTCCACCAACAGCCGGCGCTCGGTGGTTTCAACCAAGCTGCGCACCTGCGGGCTGATCTCTTGCACCGCTTCCAGCTGCGTGCGCAATTGCAGCTCAGCGGCGCCCATGTTGCGGGTGATGCCCAAGGGCACCAGCTTGGACTCCAGCTCCAGCCGCACCTGCAAGGTGGTCTCACGGATCAGCTTGTAGGCCGTGGCCAATGACACCGGCGTCTGCTGCACAGGGAACACCTCGGCCCCGTTGGTCGGCAAGCTGTCGATCAGCGTGGCAATCGCGCCGCTGTCGCTTTCATCCACCGGATCGTTGAGCACCGCGCTGTTGAGCGGCGGCTGGCTGCCGTTGTTGACCACCGCCGGTGGCACCGGCAGCGCCGTGGTGCCAGGGGCAACCGGGGTCCAGCGCGGCCCGTTAATGTCCCCACCGGCCAGGCCCCAGTAGAGGGCATCAGTCGAGACAATGCAGCTGTTGGCATCAAAGGCCCAGCTGGTGCCATTGCTGCGGTAAGTGGCCGTCAGGCCGTTATTGCTCAGGTGAAATGCTGCGAGCGGCGGGGTGGGCAGCTGGCCCAGGGCAGTGGTGACCTGCAGCCCAAGGCGGTGGCCCAGCAGCAGCAGGTTCTGCTCTTCGGCATAGCGGGCAGCTGCTGTTTCGGCATTGCCCTTGCTGATGCTGCCGTCATCGTTGACCACATCGTCTGGCAGGAACGGCACACCAAAGCTGTTGGCCTTGTTGGAGCGCTGGGCATTGTTGTTGCCCACCTGAATGCGGCTACCGCCCTGGATGACCACATCGGAGGCCTGCACCGGTGCCAGATAGTCGGGCACGGGCTTGGGGTCGTTGTCGTCAAACTCATCACGGGTCGTGATCAGATGGTCTTCAAGGACAAGGGTGAAAAACTGCTGCAGCAGCAGGTTGTAGTTGAAGCTCGCGTCTTGCTTGATTTTTGTCGCTGCAGCGGCCAAGGCCTGCTGGCCCATTTGCGTCAACCCGTAAGCCACAAAGACCCGCTTGAATTCTTTGACCGCCGTGCCGCTGTAGGCGTAGTCGATCTGGGTTAGCTCTTTGAGCCCTTTGCCGCTGGGGATGCCACCGAGTTTGGAGTAATCCGGCACGCCAATTCGGCCCAGCGCTTCTTCAAAGGACATTTGTTCGCGGCTCTCCTCTCGCGTCTTGCGGTAGGTGGGCAGCTTGGGCAGCAGCGTGATCCGCATGGTGTCGCCACCACTGGGGTTGCTATACAGCGGGCCGCTTTCCAGGCTTTGAATGGCAGAGTCAATCTCCTGGTCAATCTGCTGCTGCTCTTCGTCGCTGAGCGGCGGCGGTGGAATTTCTTGAAACTCGTAAATTTCAGTTTTGCCGCAGGTGATTCTGACGTTGGCCAGTTGCATGGCCGTTTGCCGTAAGGCTTCTGCTGCGCCATCTTGACCGGCCAGGTCTTTCTTTTTGGCCGCGTTGATGTAGTCCTGGACAATTTGGCTGTTGATCTTGACCAGCTGCTCAGTCTTGTCGGTGCGTCGCTCAATGACGCGGTTGTCCGGTTCAGCGGTTAGCTCAGCCGTGGCAACGGTTTCAGTGACGGCAAAAGTATCGCTGGTTTGGTCGTAGTAAGAGACCTTGATGGTGGTGGTGGTTGACAAGCTGGAGGCATCCCAGCTGGCACCAAACTGGCCATAGGTGCCGTTCTCCACCATGAACCCATCGGTGTAGACCGTGTTCAGCGGCTTGGGCTTGTCCCCTTCAATCTGTTGCGCCTCGCCACTGCCCACCGGCGCTTCGGTGAAGTCCAGACCCCCTGCGTTGGGGTTGAGGTCCAGCACCTTGTCAAAGGTCACCACCGGCCCGCCCAGGCTCAGCTCCCCGTAGCTCTGCACCTGCAGCACGTTGTCGGCGTCCAAGTAGCCGTAGCGCCCGACGCTGGCCAGAATGTCGCTGATCGTCTCGATGTAATCCGGGCTCTCCAGTGCCGGAATCTGCTTCGGCAAAGACCAGCTGCCCAGATCGCCCAGGGTGATGCCGCAGCGGGAAGCCAGCAGCACCAATGCCTCACGCAGGTCTAGCGCTGTGGCCAGCTTGGGCAGTCGGCCATTGAGCGCATCCACCAGGGCGCTATTGACCGTGCCGCCGCCTTTGCCCTTCTGAAACGCCAGCTCATTGGCAATCTGCAGCTCGGTCTGATTGCTGAGCGGGTTGGCAAACGCCTGGGTCACCTTGAACAGGCCACGCGGGAAGCGGGCCACACGATCACCATCGGGAGTGACGTAGGCCAGCTTCACCTCGGTGCCATGGGCCGGGGTGATCAGCCCAGCAATCACCAGGTCGCCGGTGGTGTAGATCAACCCCTGGCCTTGAATGTGATCGTCACGGATTGAGCCGGAGATCACCGGGCCCAGGTTGCAGAGGATCTGGGCGCGAAGGTCAAGCACCATCAGACCTGCTCCACGCTGATACTGACGGTCCAGATCGTGGTCTTGAGGCCGCTGACGATGCGCGTTTCAGCGTTGGCCGTGGGAGCACTGGTCGGCCACCAGTCGCCCGTTGTGGGGGTGCTCTGCACAGTGATGGCCACCCAGTTGCGCAAGGTGGTGAAGGCGGCCTCGTTCGCCACGGTGCCGGTGATATTGCGCACGCGGGAGCTGCGCAGCGGCCCTTGGATGTAGGGGAACCCCCCAGCGGTGCGCTCCAAGGTCGGCAAATCGTCGAGCGTTTCCATGGGCTCGGTCAGGGTGATCACCACCCCGCCGAGGGTGACGGTGCCCAGATCTGGGGCCAGACCCAGATCAGCAGCAGCGCTTTTCTCCAGCGCCTTTTTGGCTGCCGTGAGCGCTTGGTTGGCATCGACCAGCGTGGCCGACACCTGCACGTAGGCGCCGAGCTGCTCAAAACTGGGGGCCTCGGTGAACCAGCAGGCCACACCGCTGGCGCTCAAGCCATTGGCACTGGCTGACAGGGAAACGGTGCTGCCAACGCTGTTGGTGGCGATGCTGTCGCCATCGCCTTGGCGGGCAGCCCACCAGTTGTCAAAGATGCTCTTGAACTGCCCCAGCTGGGTGGCATCCAGCAGGCCGCTGACGGTCCAGTTGCGGGCCACCAGGCCCAGCCGCACGTCGTCGGCTTCATAGCCAAACGGTTGGGCGGTGAGATTTTTGATCTGGAGGCCGTTGATGGTGACGCTCATGTCAACGCGAGGTCCCGTTCACCACTGCCCGACCTGAGTTGCCGTTGCCGGTGCCTGAGTTGTTGACGGTGACGTTGACCACTGGCGGCTTGCTGGTGTTGGTGACGATCTGGGAGAGGAAGGTGTTCATCTGGGTGAACTGCTGACTGCCGTCGATCACGGTGTTCACCTGGGCTTGGAAGGCAGTGGAGAGGTCGCCCCGTGCTTGGGCAGCGCCATTGAGTTGGTCCTTGAAGTTCTGGGCTGAGACCGCTGCAGCGCTGGCATAGCCGGCTTGCTGGCGCAGCTGTTCGTTGACATCGACCTGCAGCTGAGCCTGCTGTTCTGTGCTGCCGTATTGGGCTTGGCCGTTGAGGGCAATCAGCCGCTCTTGGGCAAGGCGCTCGCGGGCAGCGGCCTGCTGCTCCTGCAACAGGGAGCTGCGCAGCCCACCCAGGCGCTGCTCTTCGCTGTTGGTCTGGCGGATCAGGTCCAGGTTCTGCTGGGCCAGTTGCACCTGCCGCTGGCTTTCCGGTGTGCCCTTGTCAGCGTTAGCGGCCTGGGCCTGCAACAGGGCGATCTGGGCTTCAATCTCAGCCCGCTTGCCAGCAGCAGCTGCCTTCTGCTGCTCAAACGCCAAGCTGGCCTGCTGGGCCTGCTGTTCGGTGACCAAGGCGCGGGCCTTGAGGTCAAACTCGGCCACGGTCTGGTTGAACTTGGCCTGGCCGTATTGCAGCTCCAAAGCGCGACGCTGGGCGTCGTTAGTGGCCAAAGCCTGGGCCTGCTGCAGCTCCTGATCCAGCAGGCTCTTGATGGTGTTGGAGCGATCAACGGCGGCCTGGCTGCGGGCGGCATTGATCTGGCCCACCAGCTGGGTCTCTTGGGCATAGAGGCCCAGGCGGGCCTCTTGCGTCTGAAGACCTTGCTTGTCGATGCCCAGGCTGGTGAGTTGTTCATTGCGCAGCCTTGCCTGAGCCTGCTTTTGCTGCATTTGGCCCTGCAGCGCAGCGCTATTGGCCGCCAGCAGTTCGCCGGTGCCGTCCTTGTATTTCTTGCGGAACTCATCGGCCAGGCCAGGCAGCCGCGCTAGCACCCGCTCAAAGTCCTTCGGCGCCGCAAAGGCGATGTTGTTGATGCCTTCGAGCTTCACCGCATCGGTGAACAGGGCCCGCGCTTGCTTGCCGGTGAGCTTGTATTGATCCTGCAGCTGCCGCAGCGCCACCACCGCTTGGGTCCCCTGCTCTGGAATGATCCCCAGGGCATTGCCCAGCAGGCCGCCGCCCAGGCCCAGCTTGTTGGCTTCAAAAACGATGCCAACGCCTTTGAGCACATTGGTCAGCGTTTTGATTTGCTCAATGATGGTGGGCAGCAGGCTTTCACCAAACGCAATCTGCAGCTCTTCCCAAGCGTTGCCGAGCTTGGCAAACTGCTGCGCGCTGGTCTCCACGCCACCAGCACCAGCGGTCAGCTGGTTAAGGCCATTGGCCAGTGCCGGGAAAAATTGCTGAGCGGTGAGCTGCCCCGATTCGACCAGTTTGTTCAGTTGTTGCTGGGTGATGCCTAAGCCCTTGGCAGCGGCCGCAAACGCAATCGGCAGCCGCTCACCCAACTGCCCCCGCAGTTCTTCCATCTGCACGGTGCCTTTGGACGCCACCTGCTGAATGGCCAGCAGGCTGCCGCTAACCGCATCGCTGCTGAGGCCCAGGGCCTGACCGGCCTTGGCCACCGCTTGGAACACTGCCCGCTGTTGCTGTAGCGGGATGCCTGCGGCGGTGGATGCGGCCGTAAAGCTGCCGAAGTCGTTGGCCAGTTGCTTGTAGGAGAGGCCCAGCTGATCGGCTAGCCCTTTGGTGAACTGCAGCGCCCCAGCGGCGCCTTGAGGGCCCAGGGTGTTCTGCAGCTTGCGGGTGATCGACTCAAACTCCACCGCTGCCTGCACGGCATCCTTAATGCCCACGGCCACACCGGCAAAGCTCAGGCCGATGCCTGCTGCGCCGGCCAGGTTGCCCAGGCCACCAGCGATGGAAGGGCCCAGGCGATTGCTGCCACCTGCCTCAGCTTTTTGACGCTCTTGGGTGGCTTTACGAATCTCAGCGGCCAGCTCCTTGTATTTCTTTGATCCGATGTCAACCAGCCGGATCTCTTCTTTCAGGCTGTTGATGCGGATGTCCAGCGCCACCAGGCTGCCCTTGCTGGCCTTGGTCCCCAGCGCATCCTCAATGGCCGAGCCTGCGCGGGTGGCCAGGTTGCGCACCTGTTCAATGCCGGCCCGAAACGCGGTCGTGTCCAGCAGGACATCAAACGTTGCCCGCCCCAGCGATTCCGCCACGCCCTTTAACCCTGTCTCGTGAAGTTGCCCCTCAGCGCAGCAGCTTTTGCAGCGTTGTTAGCGGCGGCAGCTTGGCTAGCGCTGGGCTGATCCAATCCCGTGCCGGCATCTGCCGTCCTGTGCTGGTCCGGTACCCCTTAAGGATGTACAGGGAATACTCCACGTTCCAGCTGAACCGGTAGGCAAACCGCCCGGTCTGGCTGCGCTGAATGCTCTGGCGGAACGCACCGCTGTCGATGATGTCGCGGGGGCTGCCAACGCTCTCGCGGCCTTTGCCCTTGCGGTTGTAGCTGCCCCGTGTCGTCGTGTACTGCGTCGGCCAGGTGAACTGCTTGGCAGTGATCTCTTTGGTGAACTGGGCCTCTAGGCGCTGCACGTAGCGCTCAAAGGCTCGCTCTAAGCGATCTTCGATCAGGGTGCCGTCAATCTCAATGCGCACGGCTCACTCCTGCCGCACCGCATCCAGCACGACCACATGGCCCAGGGCCGTCTCCAGGATGCTGCCGATGCCGCCACGGCCATAGGCGCTGCGGGCGGCCATCAGCGTCACGTTGTAGGTGCTGCCGCTGTCAATCTCCAGCGTGCCGGTCATCCCCTCCAGCACCGCATCATCAAGGGTCTGGGGGTCGGTGACGTAGCCCTCAAAGCGTGAGGTGCGCACGTCCACGCCTGCAAAGTTCTGGCCAATCGTGGCGCCGATCTCTTTGACAAACACGCGGTAGCTGTCGGCCGTGGTGTTGGCCAGGACGTTGCCGGTGTCGGGGTCGGTGGTGGTGCCAGCGGCAGGGAGCTGAAAGGTCAGCTCCCCATTGCTGTAGCTATCCAGCGGGCTCGCCATTAGCTACCTCAGGGGGTAGGTGCGGTGGCTTCGGTGTAGGTGTAGCTGCCGTAGCCCTGCAGGGTGAACGACACGGTGGCGATGCCGCCGGCTTCGATCGACTCAGAAAAGTCGGTGATGATGCCGATGCCCGCGTGCTTTTCAACGGTGTTCACCGAAGCGCCGGGGTCGGGCGATTCGCGATACCACTTGACGTATTGCCCGGTGGGAGCGTCCAGGGCGGCGTCTTTGAGCAGCTTGTAGCCCGCGTCCACGGTGTCCAGGTTCATGGACATCGGGATGCTGTAGCTCTGGCTGGTGGCCACAGCTTTTTGAAAACCACCGGTAGTGCCGTAATCGGTCACCGTCTGGGTTTCGGTGGTGCCCTCAATGCCTGCGTTGGTCAGGTTGAGGATTTCGGTCAGGCCAGTGCTGCTGCTGGGGTGGCTGTCGCTGGCAGAGGTGGCGTCGGCCATCCACAAGCGGTAGCCGATCGCGGACATAAACGCCATGGGGCAAGTCCTGTGAGGTCTGGCTCAAGTTGCCGCCTGCGCTTGAGCAGCAAAAAAGCCCCAGGAGCATGCCCCCTGGGGCCTTTGTGCCGTGTTTGGGCTCACTTGCGCTTGCGGCCATTGCTTGCTTTGGCTTTAGCTTGGCGGGCTGCCGCTTGTTTTGGCTTAAGGCTGTTTTTGAAGGTTGATGTCTCTACAAAACTTCCGCCTTTGCGAGCCAAGGCTGATTTTCGCTTGCTTGCGGATTTGGATTTGTAGGCAGCTTTGGCAGCGCGACCGGCCGCGACTTGACTTGCCGCAGGCTTGGCGGCTGAGCGCTTAGCAGTTGGTTTTGCTGCAGGTTTAGCGGCAGCAGGAGTGCTGGCACCTTTGCCTTTTTTGCCGGTCAGATTGTTGGCAACACGGGTTAGGCCTGACTTGGCACCCGCGATAGCCTTTTTGCCAAAGGCTGTGCCAGCCGCAGGGCTTCCAGGGCCAAAGTCTTTTTGAACCGAGCGAAGTTTGCTAGCAGCTTCTTTATACTTAGCGCGAGCTTTGTCGTTTTTGGCGCTTTTGCCAATCTTTCCGCCCCCGCCGCTGCCAGCAAACCGACCACGGGCATCGCGCCGTTGAGCCATGGAATTAAGGATCTCTGGCTCAAGTTGCCGCTCAGGAGCGGAGCAGCTCCGCCTGCCCGCCTTGCTTGCTGTAGAGGCTGCTGAAGCGCCCGTCGTAGCCGATCGCCAGCGATAGTTGCTCGCGCCAATAGCCCTGCTGGGCACGGATGCCGCTGAGCTTGGCCTCAGGGCTGCCGGGCTGCCACTCCAGCACGTCGGCGCGGATCAGGCCCAGGTCTTCTGACGCCTTGCTCTCGAAGGTGGTTTCAAGGGTGTTGAGCTTGCCGATCGCGGTCTGGCTGGTGGTGATCGAGGCGGCTGAGGCCTCGTTCATGAGCACGTCGAGGTGGTCCAGGGGGATGGTGGACGCGGGGATGGCGAGGTGACGGCGGATGGCCTCACGGTCGGTGGCAAGCCAGGGCATGGCGGGTCCTTTTGCTTAGGTTGCCCCTGGCTTATGACGTAGCGGGCTCCACAGCGCTTCCGGCGGCTTCTCCATGCCCAAGCTGCGCTCAAACGGGCTGGGTCCGCTGATCGGCTCCTTGCCTGCTGCTTCCAGATCGGCCAGCACCGCCGCTCGGCCTTTGGCCTCTTCCTGCGGGTCGATCAGGCCCAGCTCCTCCCATTCGGGGTCCCACGGCGTCACCGTGCAGCGGCAATTGGGATGCGCTGGGCAGACCACCTCACTCAAGCGGTAGACCTTGCCGTGGCGTGGGGCGCAATAGCCGCAGGTACGGCTGCTGCCCACGGCCTGCCATTGCACCTGCTGAATGCCCTCGGCTTCGTAGCGGAGCTTTGTGCCCTCCACCATCGCGGCAGCCATCTCGGTGCGGGCGACCATCTGCGCCCGGCTTTTGGTTAGCTCCAGGTTGTTCTGCAGGGTGCTGCGCAGTTGCCGCCAGCTGTCGCCGCTGGCCAAGTGAAACTCCACCGAGCCAATGATCCGTCCGCGCAAATCCACCTCCACCAGCCGATTGAGCAGGACAAAGGCCTGGGTGCCGCGACCACCGGCGGCATAGTTCGCCAGCGCCGCTTGCCGCTGGGCAGCTGCTACCAACGCGCTGGGGTTTTGCTGCGCCATGCCGGGGCTCAAGATCGCCTCGGCATTGCTGGCCGCTTGGCTCAGCTGCCCGAGCGCTTGCTCGGCATTGGCCGGGGCGTTCTGCGCCACCCGCCGCAGTTCCGCCAGGGCCCAGTAATCCCCTGCCTGCTGCCCGGCCCGCAACGCCTTGCTCACCACCGGTTGCAGATCCGGGGGCAGCTTGAGAGCGCCCAGCTCCTGGCCCAGCTGTTCGCGCAGGATCAGCAGCCGTTGCAGCGGCATCGTGCT